AGCAGTGGTATCAACGCAGAGTACTCATGTCGTTTGGAACTCCGTGCCTGCCCATTTCTCGGTCAACTTCAGCCGATAGCGGCGATAGTCGGCCAGGAACGCCCAACTCTGTGTGTGGTTGCGGTGGTGCGCGTCGGCCAGCGGAACAGTTACCGGGATGCCGCGGGCGTGCGCCTGGAGGCAGAGGTCTTCCACGTGGCAGTGGAAGCCGTCGAAGGTCTCCTCGTCAAAGCGCAAGCCGAGGTCGCGCCGGAAGAACACCGCCATGCAGTCCAGCGTACTCACGGGGCCGGCGCCAGACATGCGGGCTTTTCCATCCCACCAGATATCTCGCATTGGGCGATGTGAGACGCGATAGAATCCCTCGATGGTCCGCCCCACGATGCCGCATACCGCGCCGCGCATGGCCTCGGCCACGAACGCATCGAGCGCACGGGGCCGAAGACCGCGTCCGCATGGCAGAGGCCGAACACGGGAGACTTGCAGCGGTCCAGCATCTCGTTGGCGATCTTGGACAGCGGACTACCCGCATCGTTCGCCCAGCCGATGTACTCGACGTCTACCTGCGGGGCGCCGTGGAAGCGGAAGTGACGAGAGAAGAAGTCTAGCCCGGCTTGATCCTTCGCGATGTAGACGAGCGTCAAATTACTCATGTCGGAATCCGGGGTTCTCGAAAATGTTGGGCTTTATGAGCGTCGTAAAGCAGTCGATCAGACCAAGGCTGGCACCCCACGGTATCTTTTCCTGGCGCACTACGAGCAGACCCGCATCAGACGCATAAAGGTGCATACGCGCAGCGTCCATGCTGCGGTCGCGGCCCTCCTGATTCCGCTCGCAGACGCAATCGTGTAAGTTTGAGTGGTGCAGCCATGCCACGCCGCCGGGCTTCAGCACACGCTCCAACTCCACGACGTATGCTGACATCGTAGAGCAATCGCAGTGCACAAGGGAATCGAAGCTGAAAGCAAAGTCGATGGAGGCATCCGCGATCATTGGTAAGGATCGGCCGTCGTTGACGAAAAACTTCGCGTCCGGGTATCGCAAGTGGCAAGCCTCAATGCACGAAGCCACCACGTCTACTCCGATATAACGCTTCCCGTGAGTGAGAAAGGGCGTCCAGCGACCGTGCCCGCAAGCGAGATCCAATACGCAGCCGTGATTGTATCCTTCGATTCGCGGTTGAATAACGCGCGCCCACTGTGCGGCCGGAGATCCGTAAAAGTCGCTCCACTCGTCTCCGTCGCGCGCCCAATCGTATTCTTCCCAGAACTTTCGGTTCCCTTCTACTGTGGCCATTGTCGTTCGCATGCCTCCACGAATTCGCGCGTCTGCACCAGCGATAGCGCGGTCTGCTCCGCCACTTCCGCGCGCGTGAGATAGTCCCACGCCCAGATCAGGAATTTCATGCTATTTTCCGGATATCCAGACCGCCCTTATCGACGTGCTCTCGCATTGCTCGATTCAGCTTACGATATTCAGCCCCGACTGGTCTGAACCACTCCCACGCCGGATCGGGTACCCAGGACGGCTTCCAGGACGGCTTCTCTCCGCTCGGGTAGGAACTCTCGGCCATCCCGCAGCAGTCCCCCTCTCTGCCGCTCGCGCGACAACGCAGCATGAATGGCGTCACTCCCTCGTGAATTTCTATTGTGACCGTGTAGCCGCCGCATTTTCGGCACGTGTAGACGTTTATCCGATTCGCCAACTTCGGCGCACCGGTCATGCCCCCAATTTTGGCCATTTGTTACCCCATTTCTCGCGCCCGATCCGGTTGCTCTCGCGGATGTCGCCTGGCGCGCCGTTCGTCGGATGCGCCCCGCGGAAGGTGCTCTTGAGCTTCGCGTGGTCCACGAAACATAGGTCGGAGACGCCCACCTTCAGGCCGGCCTGCTGCACGCGCAGGCAGTAATCGATATCCTCGCCGCCGTAGACTCCGGGGCCACAGAATCGCTCATCGAGCAGACCCACGTAAGCATGGCGCAACGTCGGCCCCCTGAGCCTCGTGCGCCGTGGGATGTAGACGCACACGAACGCGATGCGCTTGACCTCGCGGCATAGTTGGGCGGCATCGAATCGCCGCCGCCATTGTTCTGGGTAGCCGGTGACGTTCGTCGTTGCGCCGACGATGCCGTAGTCGTCTGGCGGTCGAAGATCCTCGAAATGTGATCCTGACTCCAGCAGCGCGTCGTCGTTCAACAGCACCACGTCATCCGGCTCGGCGGCGCGGATTCCGATGTTGACGTTGCGCGCGAAACAGAACGGCGGGTCCGCGTGCCAGATCGTCACATCGAGCGCGGCGAGTTCGCGGCGGCGGTCGTCCTCGGGCAGTTCTACGATGTCGTCCCACACCACGATCACGCGCCCCGTCTCTCCCGCGGCCCGCACGGCCTCTACGCATGTCAGCAGGTTGTCGATGTTTCTCGACGGAATCAGAATCGTGTAAGCCATTCAGTCCGCTCCCTCATGGTCGTAGATGTTTCCCATCAAAACGTCCTCCACGTCAGCAACCGATACCGGGATCTCGCCCGCATCTGTAATCTTTGCTAGGATAAGCCGGGCGGTGAACTGGATGAAGGATCCGTCGTCCGGATCCTCAAGCCTGAAGGTGCTTCTGGCTGGTGGCTGAAGGAGCACGGCAGCGCGCCCGGCAGTATCCTCGACAATCCCCAACTGAACGACGCTCATCGTACCTCCGCGTGGAACACCGCGATGCTCGGCTCCCAGTGATACGGCTCGATCTGCCGCCAGAAGGAATGCAGCCAGAATCGCCTCAGTAGCATCGCGCGCAGATCCCAACTTGTGAAGTGCTGCTTGTGGTGCGGGTTATTGTCTTCCGCGCGCACGGGGACGGACACGATCAGATGCCGCGCAGGTACCGTGTCGATGAAGTGCTCCGGGTCTTTGAGGTGTTCCAAGACCTCGAAGGCCACGCAGGCATCGAATGGCTTGCCGCGGCAGTACTGGAGGTATTCATCCACGTATTCGTTCCTCAGGTACGCGGGTCCGGGATGATGCAGCGTCGCCAACTCCAGAGCCCGCTCCGATGCATCCACCGCGGTGACGGTGTTTCCCGCCTCCATCAGCATCTCGGAGCCATAGCCGACTCCGCAGCCGAAGTCCAGCACGCGCATGCCAGTGCAGACCTTGCAGGCCCACACGTAGCGCTCGATATGCGCGCGCCGCTCCCAGCAGTCCGGACAGGTGTCCACGTCGAGCGCGCCGCCGTCGCTGAGCATCCACGGCGCGGTTTCCAGGATCGGCGGAAGGTTGTCGTCGAGAATCATTTATCCACTCCATCAGGTATTTCGGATCTTTCAAAAAGCTGTGCCCCGGCACGATGCCGTTGTACTGCACGTGCCAATCGTGTCGCCCCTGCGATTGATCGAGCCACTTCCGCTCCTCGAACACCTTGCGCTCGCCGTGCGCCTGGCTCCTGATCGGGTAGTGCTTCGACAAGAACTTCACCGGGTAGACGCGCCGGCCGGGAAACTGCACCTGGTGGCCGCCGCTGGCCGCGAGGCTCACGGGCCCGACGTTGCGCCATGCTTTCACTTGGCCGATGCGCTGGTTGAGCGGGTCGCCCGAGTAGAAGCGGAAGTACTGCTCGGGGTCTTGACCGTCGAACTCATCCGTTGCCTCCCACTCTATGAACTCTTCGCTGTCGGCCTGCCAGAACGTCGGGTGGAACGTGAGCACCTGAAAATCGACGGCGTTGTATCCGGGTTCCTGGACGTTTACGAAGGCTTGCGCCAATGTAGCGATCGGGAGGTACGGGCTCGCGTATCGCAGTTCGTCGGCGTCGCAGAGCATGCACCAATCGGCGTTGGATCCGGCTGCAATCTTTTCCACCCGGCGCAAAAGTTCGTGCCAGGACACCGGCGGCGCTGGATGGCGGAGGATCTCTGCGCCGGCCGTGTGCGCCACCATTACGGTTTCATCCGTGCTCTCGCAGTCGATCACCAGCACGTCGCAGCCCTGCCGCTTGAGGTGGCGCACGGTCCAGCCAATTATATCCGCCTCGTTATACGCGCAAATGATGGCCAGGACTTTCATAGCTTCATCCTCTCCGCGCAATAGTTGTCGAACTCCGGCGCGCGGTTCCAGCTCGGCGCGATCATGTGCTCACGCGCGTATGCCTCGCTCGTGTTGTCACCGTGGATGCCGCAGATCATCCGCGGGCCGCCTATCGTTAACGATTCACTCGCGCACTTGCTCCAGTGGTGCAACCACCAATCCTGGTCTTCATGCGGCACGCGCTCGTCGAACGGGTATGCCTGCCAGACACGGCGCCAGTAGCACATTGACGCGCCGACCAAGTATGCCGGATGCGGGTGCGCGTAGATCCACGCTGCGCCATGTTGCTCATGTTGGCGCTGTTGCTCGTCTACACAGACCGGGCACGAAGCCTCGCGCTCGTCGTAAGAGCATTCATGTGCTACTGGCCGCGTGTCCCAGAACAGGAGCTCACGGTAGCCGACGGCCTCTACTCCGCTCGATTGGAGGAACGCCACCTGCTCTTCGATGCGCCGCGGGTGCGAAACATCATCGCTGTCGAAGTGCGCGATGATATCGGCGCTCGCAGCAAACGCGTTTGCCTGGTTGCGCAGCGCGCCGAAGGTGATGCCCGGGGCGCGGACCATTCGGATGCATTCGATCATGGGAGGCTCCCCCAATGCCGGAAGAGCGCGAGATGTAGCATTTTCCGCGCTCGTGTTCCAGATCAACAGCCGCTTGTTGACGTAGGTCTGTGCGCGGAATGACTCGATGGCGCGCCGCGTCATCTCTGGACGGCCGTTTACGAGGAGCACGGCGCAGACCAGCGGCTCCGGTCTGACTACCATGACCGGCGGGTTTTTGATGAGTTCGACGTAGCTCCCGCCCTTGTCCCAGCAAGCGTGGCGTTGTGCCAGCCACGTTCGGAAATCTTCCGGGTTCATAGGAGATCCCCCGTCCCATCGATCGCCGGGTTATCGAAGACCTCGCCGCAGGTTCTGCAGCGGTACGTGCGGCCGCCGGCAAAGTAGATCGCGGTGTGCAGCAGCCTGCACCATTGGCGCTTCAGTCGGCGGATCATTTGCGCTCCAGGTCTTTCTTGTCGCTCGGGTGGAGCGCTGCGCGAAGCGAATCTACCACCCAGTCTTTCAGCTTCATGCCTTCGCGCGCCGCGCTCGTCTTGATCGCCGCGTGGAGTTTCGGGTCTGCTATTGGGACTGTGAGAAAATACATAACGCTTTGGATTGTACGGCCATAAATTCCCAAAGTCAATAGGTTTCGTGTGGAACTCAGATCGGGGATATCTCGAACTGCGGATACTGGGTACTACGGCCTCCAGTACTCGGGTCGATGAAAAGCCGCTGTTCTTGTGGCATCAGCAGCCCGGCCCATGCCATCGCGAGCGACATTACGCAGTCATCGTGCAGGCCGTCCGGCGCTGCATAGCGCGTGAGACCGCTCGCAGTCGGCTTGCCCTCGAATGCCTGAAGCTCCCCGATCAGTACCGGATCGTTGGGAATCGTGATCGTCCCGCGCTCAAAGGCCAGAGCCAGCGCCTGGATGATTGCGGATTTGGTCGCGTTGGTCGTGTTGAACCCGAACACCGGCAGTCCGTCGCGCTGTAACTGCTCCACCACAGGCGCGCCCATGGCATTTGTTTCGGCGATGATGTGTGCCCGCGAACCGCACTGCTGCCAGAATGCCGCCAAGCGCGCCCGCTGGAGCGCGTATTCGATGCCTCTGAAGCGGTCGGCGGCAGTTACCTGCCCTCGCGCCGAAACGGCCGTGAACACCGTGTAATCGCCCGTGCGGCCCCAATCGCAGCCGATCATGGCGGCCGGCTCGTGAGTAATCGGTCGAACTGCGTCCGAGATGCGGCGGAAGACCGCGCCCGCCCAGGTGACGAATTGTGCCAGGACCTCCTGAGCAAATGCTAAGTCGGTCATCTCTTCGCGCATGGATTCGATCTCTCGCGCCGAGATGTAGGGGTTCATGGCGGTGGGCATCTGCCAGCAGGCCCAGTCCGGCTGGAGCGGGTCCAGTCCGCGGTTGAAGAGCTTCGAGAAATAATTCGCGCGTCCCTTCGGCGTGCTGATGATCCACGCGCCGCCCTCATAGTCGGCCAGCATCGGGCGCACCGTCTGCTCCCATTGCTCTTCGAGGTTCGGCACCTTTGCGGCTTCATCAATCACGATTTCGGCATACGCGCGACCGCGGCCAGCGCCGGGCGTGTCGAGCGACCAGCATTCCACGCGACCGCCGCCGACGATCTCAAGCCAATGCTCACTCGCACTAATCTTGACCGTGATCGGGTCCAGGATGCGAACAATTGTCCGCCACACTTCGGACAGGTCTTTGTAGATCGGAGCGAACCAGGCAGTGGGCTTGCCGGTCAACGCGACGGACACCAGGCGGTCGATGCCAAGGATGGTTTTACCCCAGCGGCGCCCGCAGCAGAGCACGTTGAATCGGCGCGCGCCGGCCAAAACCTCAGCTTGTGTCGGATGCGGGGCGGGGAGCTTCAAGCGATAGGTTTTCATGTCAATCAATCCGCGACAAGGTGCGATTGGCACAATCACTGGTGCCACCGTCGCTTGCAATAATTGCCGTCGTGTCATGGGATGCTCTCGGGGCGGGGAGCTTTAGCCGGTACGTTTTCGTACTCGATCACAACGCGGATGTCGCGGTCGTTGCCCGCCGCATCGACCAGGCGCTGCGCGCTCGTCTCTTGGAATCCGGCGCGGCACTTCAGCCAGAAGCAAATAGCCCAGGCTTGCCCCGCGTCGATGGCTACCACCAGCTTGCTGATTGCCTTTGCGCTCACGATATCAGCGGAGGTATCGAGCTCTTCGCGGAAGGCTTTACGGAAGGTCTTCTCGGACTTAGGGCGATTCGGCAGGCAGCGATGAATGCAGTTCGCTGCGATGCCGGCGGCGGCCATGTTGCGCACCATGGAGCGGTCGTTGTCGCTGGGCGTGTAGGGCGGCTTAGTCCGCACTGGCTGCCTCTTGCTTGTCTAATTCTTCGAGCACCATGCCGTAATCGTCGCTCTCGGTCGGCTCAACGAATCCGGGGCGCGGGATGAACTTGTTCGCCTTGAACGGACGGTAATCAACCTGATGCTGCCAGCGTCCCCACTTCTTGGTAATCTTCACGACATCGGGGTGTTGCTCTTGAAGGCTCTGTGCCATCTTCAGGCGCCCGTCTCCCTGGTAGAGATCGTCAGTATTGCCGCCCTTCATCACCATCGTAGCGGTTTTCTCACACTGCAAGCTGTTGAACAGGATTGTGCAGAGTCCTTTCTTTAAAACCCTCAACGACAAATCCGTATCCTCGTTGTACCTTCCTCGCCACCTTAGATTAGTTTCATTCGCCACTAAGATGCAGGAGTAGATTCTTGTATTAAGTATAATTGGGGCGCGTTTGTTGGTGCGCGGGGTGAGGTTGGAGTATTGCATCCCCGATAGTGCCACGTTGAGGTATCTATCCGTGAAGTCCTCCACCGCTCGGAATACGACACCGGATGTTATGCGGTGCTTCTCATTCTCATGCAGCCGCACGAATCCTTTGATGTTGTCATCCAAAATCCAGTGGCGTGCATGGCCCTCAGAAATTGCATGGTCCCACACCCAGTTACGCGCCGGGATTGATCCTTGTCCGAGATTTGAGAAAGGCAACTGGAGAATCTTGGCGTGATCGATAACAGAAGCGTACTGTTCGTACTCTTGTGGCTCTACTACTATCCTGTACGACACGTTCATTGATTCCAGTGCTCGACTTGTCAATCTTGATTCCGCCCTCCCTTTGGAGATTATGTAGATGGGATAGCGAGGTGAACAATCCGGTCCCGAGTATATGGCCTTCGTCGGTGGAATCCTTGGAGGGAACCATAGGTATTTCGTTTTCGCAGAGATCGGCTGATCAATCAGCTGCGAGAACTTATCCCTGTCCGAATCTTCCTGGAAATGAACCAAGATCGTCTTGCCGGTGATCTGTTCATCTTGGCGAAATTCCGGCATCCCAGCCCAGGCTGGCGTTACGCCGTCGCCGCGCATCCACTCGTAGGGTTCAAATCCCGTGATGCTGAGGTCGAAGTCGAACGTCTTCAGGTCCGCGAACTCGCTCGCCAGGATGTCGAGATCCCACTCGGCCTCTTGCGCGGTGCGGTTGTCCGCCAGGCGTAGCGCGCGGACCTTGGCCGGCGAGAGATCGGCCGCCACGTGTACCGGGCATTCCGTCAGTCCGATGGACTTGCCTGCGGCGCGGCGGAGGTGGCCGATGACGATGACGCCCTGGGAATCGACTACGACCGGTTGCCGCCAGCCGAACTCGCGGATGCTGGTGGCCACCTTCTCGACCGCCTTTGGCGACCACTTGCGCGCGTTCTGCGGGTAGTCGATTGGCTTGTCAATCGGCCACATTTCAACGTGGAATCCCTCGATCTTGCGCTCTTTTGCGGACAATCCGGTAAAATCCTCTCAGCCCGCATCGTAGCACCTTTGACAGATCGCGCGAAATCCGTTACCATCGCGGGTGGCGCGCGACAACTACGGAGCTTTAATACTATTGAGTTCTTTCTCCGCTTACTTCGCAACCGACGCGACCAGCAAGCTGTGCTTCGTGCGGCCGGTAGAAGCGGGCGATGTACCGCGACTAGATTAGAGAAATCCCAAGGTGGAGAGGCGGATCGTCATGGCCTGCTCACTTACCTTGAATTCCCCGGCAAGCTTTTCCACATGATCGTCACAAAGCGACTTCACCCTGAGTGCCTTGATTCGATCATGTACCAGTTTCGAGGGCATGAGAAGGCACGCCGCGAACTGGTTGGCCTCAATTTCCTTGCTGTCCACGCCCGTACTCGACCTCGAATTGTGGGGCGTGATGAGGTGGCCGCGATCAACATGGACGTGTTCACCCGGCTCGAACTGGTGCCGCAGATGAAAATGCGCAATTTCATGCGCAATCGTAAAGCGCTGTCGGTTCGGAGGGTCGTTTTCCTGAACAGCGATTACCGTCGATTTACCCTTGCTGATCAGGAGCCCTGATACGTTCTCCCCCAAGTCGAGGCGAACGACCTCAAGGCCCAACGCCTTTGCCACGGCGTTGACATCGACAGGAGGCTTGCGGAAACCGAACGCCTCCGCCAAGGCTTCTCCCTGAGAACGTGCCGCTCGCAAACTCATACTTTCGCTCTGCCGCCGAGACCCGCATACAGATCAATGCACAGGGGCATTCCGCACCATCATTCCGATTGCTCCTGGAAGGTCTGCGACGATGGCCGGAATATCATCGGGATTGAGAATCCGCATGGGCCTTCGCGTTGTTTCTGCACTTCAATTTCAACCGCCGTGTCCTGGTCGCGCGCCAGTTGCGGAGACTGAATCGCAAGCTGCACGTCGGCGTCATTCTCCACGTCGCCGGACTCCTTGCCGGAGTGCAGCCCGATTTTGGCGTCCTTGCCCTTGACGCTGGCGCGGTCAACCTGGCTTAACACCATGATCGGCACGTCGAAATCCATCGCAGCGAGCTTCAGTTCTCGGCTGTTCTCGCTCACCTGCTGGGCGCGGCTGTCGCGCGAGTTTGAGCGAATCAACTGGAGGTAATCCACCACGATGAGGCCCAAACGGCCGGTGGCTTGCACGCGACGCATACTGGCGCACAATTGCGCCACAGAGCGCGAGAACGCGTCGAAGTGGATCGGGTGTTCCATGAGTTTCCCCACGGCGTTCCGATGGCTCTCACGTTCCTGGAAACTCATTTGAGAGGCATTCCTGGAGGACACCGGAACCCCGGATATCTGGTTGACCATGCGGCGGAAGAGAGAGCGCGGGGACATTTCTATCGTCCAGATAAGCACGCGCGCCTGCTGGCTGATGGCGGTAGCAGCCTGAAGCGCAAAGCTGGTCTTCCCTCTCGACGTCTCGCCGAGCACCACCACGATCTGGCCGCCAGATAGCCCGCTGAGCGAGGCATCGAGGCGAGACCAGGGCAGGCGCACCTCACCATGCCGGCGCGGGGCGAGTAGGGCGTCAACGCCGTCCTGCTCCAGCATCTCGGCGGTTGAGATCGGGCGCGCGCCGGCCGCCGTCGAGCCTTCAATCAGCCGCGCCGCGGATGCCCGGTAAGATTCCAGTACCTCGGAAGCTGAATCTTCGCCCAGCAGCGCCCGGTTCTGGACTGCCTGTGACGCGACAATGATCTCTCGCAAAAGGGCCTTGTCTTTCACGATTCGCGTGTAATCCGAGAGGTTCGGCACTAGCGGTAAACCGTCCGTGAGGGTGACGATGTAGGACAGGCCTCCCACAGATTCGGATTCGCCGTGCGACATCAACGCATTGTGAATCGTAATCGAGTCGATTGAATCTCCGCGGCCGTGGAGTTCCTCCATGCGGCGCCAGATGCGGCGATGGGCCTCCAGCGAGAAATCCCCCACCTGGAGAGCGCCGGCTACCGGGACGTAATGCGAATCGTCCAGGAGGATTGAGCCCAGCACGAAGCGCTCGCAATCGACATTGCACGGGAGCGCGGTTATTCTGCCTTTTTCGTTCATGATCGATCCTCGACTTCCATCTCTATTGGTTTCCCGTCGCCGGTTCCGAAGGGATCGTAGGGGATGATTTTGACTTTCCTCTTCGGTATTGGCGCGCTGCTTATCGAGCTTTTCCCATTCGGCGGAACTTCATCCTCCCAGCGTTTGCCGTTCAGCCAGGTTGTCGGGTGCATTTGACTGCGCCATTCCCAGGACGGCGTCGGCTCGAATCGCGCTCGGTCGGCTATCGCGGCGTCTACCAGGAATCGAGCGCCGTACCGGGCCGCGGCAGACGGCCAGAGCTTTTGGGTTTTTGCTTTGGCGGTTTTGTTCCACCAGATGCGCCAGAAATCCTCGAAGGTCGCGGATGGTAGAGCGGGTCGAACGGTGCCCTGAGGATCGGCGGTAAAGAGTTCTTTTTGGTCCGCGATAGCGGACAAATGGGTTTGTTCTTTTCCATTCCCTTCTATTCCATTCCCTTCTATTCGCTCGGGAGAATCCGCCGATGTGTCGGGAGAATCCGCCGATTTATCTGTATCTGATTGAAAACATTCAATCCATCCAATTTCAATTAAACGCGGGATCACTTCCATGAAAAGTTCGGATGGCAATCGGGACATCCTCCCGAGAGATCGGGATATTCCGCCGATACTTCGGGGGATTCCGCCGGGAAGGTTGCCGCGAGGATCTTGCTTGCTGGCCGCCTCGACGATCGCGTACCACGCGCCGAGGTGCGCTCCCGCGTTAGGGTGGTCAACCAGGGCGGTGTAGCCCTCGCCGTCGGTCTTGTTGGGTATGGCAACCCAAGAGAGGCGCGTCAATTTTCTACTGGCGCAATTCTCGAAGTGCTTATCCCAATCTCGTATGCGATATGGCAAATTGCATCTCCTAGCCGAGATGGCCGGGCGGGTGGCGCTGGCTAGAGCGCCACCGCTGCCCCGGTCTTCCGTTGTGCCCTGGTGGGCTCAAGGAAATCATACCCCGCTTTCGCCGGGGTGTAAAGGCTTTTTCTGCTCGTCTCGCGCCTGCTGATACGCCTGCTCCAGCGTATAGCCCTGCGCGCTCAGCAGCAGTTCCATCGCGCGCTGGTCGAGCACGCGGTAGTCGAGCGTTCCATCGCCGCGCTTCAGCTTTGCCGCGGGCATTTCGCAGCCTCCACCACACCGGCCCAGTCCGCCTTTTCCAGCGACGCAAAGCCGGTGCCAGGGTGACGCCGCCCCTGCTCGTAGGCAACCGTCAGCGCGTCTGCAATCGCCTTGCTGGCTCCGGACACGGCATCGTGGCGGGCAAACGCGCAGGCCAATCGCCCCGCAACCTCGCAAAAGTGCGCCGGCATGATCTCAGATTTGGTCATCAGGCGCACAGGCGAATCACGGTGAGTTGCGCGTCTTCCGCGGTGTACACCGTGTCCACCTGCCCTCCCCAGGTCTCATGCCACTCGACTTCCTCTCGCGTCAGAGTGCGCGCGCTGGGCGGTTTCTCGCCGTCCTTTACCTCCAAGAGCACGTTGTGGCCGTGATATCCCACGAGCAGATCCGGAACGCCACCGTGCATGCTGGCGAGGCTCTGCACGGTGGCCCCGATGGCGCGCAGCGCCAGCACGACGGCGGTGTGGTTGGAGTCCAGGTTACTCGCGCGTCTCACTGTACATCCTTCGCGACGACCCGCATGGGCTTCCGCTGGTGCGTGCCGCCCATGGTAGCCGCTGGCGCGAGCGGGGCCGCGGCATCAGTCGGCTCATCGGTTTCCTCGCTGGTGTCTCGCGCCTGCTCCCGAGAGATCAGCGGCTCCTGCTTGTCCTCCAGCGGCATCTCGGCCTGCTGCTCGTAGTTGACGCGAAGCTGTGCGGTGCTCTTGCCGATGGCCTCGATATAGGCCTCGATTCGCCCCGCCGCTCCAACAGCGCTCGTGACGATCTGGAAGCGGAGCTGCTGCTCGAAGCTGTCCTCTCCAACCTTTACCCGTGCGAACTCGAAGTTCGAGATGACGGTAGAGTCAAGCTGCAACTCATGCTGCCGGAGTTCCTTACCGTCCGGAGTCAGCACGAAGTGGCTTGCTGTGAGATCGCCATCGAGTTTCGCCGAATCGAAGCCTACAGGCGGTTCGCCCCATTCCAGAGCCTCGCGGACAGGATCCGAGAAAGCGGCGGTGAAGTTCAACTTGACGTATTTTTGCTTTGACCTATCGTCGAATCGTAAGTCAACGAAGCGGATGTAAGCTCCGCGGAATATCAGTTTCGACATGTTACTAAGTCTCCTTTTCCACTTACTATCTGACTGCCCAAATCACCACCAGCGCGAGACAGGCGATAACGGCGATCCAGCAGGCAGTAATTGCCGCCGATCGATAGCGCCGAATCTCCGCCTCCCGGATCTCGGTGAGCGCGGAGTACGCCGCCGCGTTGGCGCCGATGCTCTCCTCGGCGATCTCGCGCTTCTGGCGTTCCTCGATCCAGCGACGGTGGCAGAGCGCGTGCACATCGTCGGACGATTCGAGCGCTACGCCCATCGCGGCCAGCCAGCGCTTATCGTCGGGGCTGTTATACGGCATCGTCCACCTCTACGGTCGGCGCGATGCGGCCTTTGACCACCTGGCGGTGCAGCGCTTGGAGCACTTCGAGTATCACGATCTGCTCGGCAATTTCGAGCGCCATGAACTGATCGGACATGGCGGCGATGTTGCTCTTGCGCGGTACGCCCTTGTCGCGGCGTTCCTTGCGTGCGATGCCGGTGACAGGAGGAAGCGATTCGTTCATACGATTCCTCCCCTATACGTGATCGGCGTGAATGGCTTCATTGATGGCGTCCTTTCGGCGAGTTCTTTTTGCTGCGCTCCACAATCTCCAGAGTTTCATCATACGTCATAGAATTTCTCTCCTTATCCCTGCGGCGGCCTCTGCCAGTGTGCAGCCGGCCGTCAGGCACAATTCGATGACCTCGCGGTCTTCCGCTGCCTGGCGCGCCATGGCGGCCACTAGCGCGGCATCCTGCTGGCTGGCTATTACCGGCATAGGAGTGCCTCCGCTTCCTTGAGCGCATCCATGGCCTTGCGGATGTATCGCAGACGCGCGGCCTGTTTCGTATCCCATTCAGCCCGGCTGGCCGTTCGGGCGAACTCTTCGGCTTCCGACAGCCAATCGCGCCAATCCATCACAGGCTCGGCGGGGCCGGCGTTGCTTGTCTGATCTATCATTTCATCTCCCTGCATTGGCGTTCCAGCCAAACCTTCGCCTCTGCGACGGTCGGGAACGTCATGTCTCTGAAATTACGGATGCTCCGGAACGGGAACACCGTAGCAATTGCAAATGTATTGTGCTCCTCTACGGTGAATTGATGCTGGCCGGACTGCTCCCGCAGGATGTGGCTCACCCCGTAATAAGGTGTGCTCCATGTGTTTGTCATGATTCAATTCTCCTCCTTTTCGTGCGCGGGAACTATAGGGAATGTCCCCGGTTAACGGACGTTATCGCAGCACCAGCGAGTCGTGGAATTCCACGTCCGCGCCATCCACGGTCACGCCGGACTTGATCGCCTTTTTGATCGCGGACAGGCTGATATCCTCCGTGGGCCGAACAGCCTCGATCAGAGTGCACAACTCGGCGGGAGCAAATGATGCACAAACCCCCAGGATGGCATGCCACGTACGCGCAGGCATCTTGACCGTGGCGTTCTTGTACGCGTCCGGGACGGCCTCGCCGTCAGTGACGATCACCGCATCCGACTGCCGCAGAAACAGCGTATTCGCCGGCGTCTTCAGTTGCGTCAGATCACGCGACTGCATGACAGATACCACGTAGTCGCGCAACCACTTCTCGGCGCGCTCGAACGTCTTCCGGCGCGCGTGGATGCGCTCTTGCTCAGCCTTCAGCCAGTCCTGCTCCGTGGCCATGCGCCGGAGAACACCGGCGATATTGTCCGTCTTCGTGGCGAGTTCGGCGCCCAGAGTTGCCAGGTGCGCGTCGATTTCGGCCAGTTGCGCTTTCAGTGGATCGGCGTCCACCGGCTCCAGCGGCTCGGCCAGTTGAGCCACGATCATCTCGCGGCTCTCGAAGTACGCGCTCAAATCATCCGTGAGCGCGAACAGCGTAGCGTCCTGCTTTGCGATTTCACTGGGCATTTTGCGATTCCTCCATCATCTTCTCGACCGCCTTCCAGATCGCCGTGAAACACCGCTTGGCGTTGCCGATCGAGCGGTAGTTCTCGCCGTCGATTCCAAACTGCTCCAAGGTCTGGAGCCAAGCGTCCTCGGACTCGTACTTCATCCACGCCGCCTTGAGCTCGGCGAACGCTGCGCCGATGGCCGACTTGTTGCTAAAGCTGGCCAGCACGGCCGCCAGCGGATCAGCCGGCGCTGGGGGGGCGGCTGGTTCCGGCGGTGGCTCTGGCGTGGGCTGTGGCTCCGTCAGGGGCATTTCTCCGCTGATCTTGGATTCCGCGACGGCTTGCGCGGCCTCGCGGCTTCCGCGCTGGTCACCGATTTCTTCCTCCGTGACCACTCCGTTGATAGCGAAGCTGCGCTTCAGCGCCAACACTTCCGCGACCTTGGAAATCATCGCGGAGGGATATTGTGACCAGACGCCAGATGACTTCCGATACTCCGAGTAGTACGCCTCGCAGATGATCGGATGTGAGCGGTCTTTGCGCCAGACGGTGCACACGGCCTTGATCGGCACATTCTTTTCATCGCGCGTGACGCGAGTTTCCATGCCGTCGAACTGCGGATGGCGATTAGCAATCGCCAGATAGCCGTCCCGGCCAGCCATGATGCCGACCTGCGGGACGAACCAGACCTCCCGCAGGAACGGATTAAGCGTCGTGGCCCGGCAGACCTCGACGAACATGCGAAACTGCGCGTCCGTTGCACCCCGGCACACGGTTTCCTTGAGCGTGCGGACCATCTCCGCATCGTCGAAACGATCTCGAACTGCTGGTAGGGCTTCCATCGTTATTCCCTCGGCGGGCAGCGCATGGCACCCGTCTCATTCTGTTCGTCCAGTTCGTGCGCGGATTCCTCAGATTCCTCGCGCTTATCGGACTCCTCAAGCGCCGCCGAGATCTTCCGCGCAAACTCGCGGAGGTCGGCGTCGGTGCCGTGGATCAGGAGCCAGTCGCGGCCGTAGGGATTGCGGTGGTTCTCGTTGTAGCCCGGCAGATTGGTGTGTATCAGGACCGAAAGCAGTCCGTTGCCCGGCTCGTAGTCCTGGATCTCGAATCTGCTCTCGTACTCGCTGCTGATGCTGATGCTGATTTGTGCCATTGTTTTCCTCTTTGTTTTCCTCTTTATTTGCCGGGTTACCTACCGGCCCACGGTACCACCCGTGAGGCTCCGCGCCTGCGGAGGGCTGAGTCAGCCGATACAGGCTCAGCGGAGATCTTTGATGAGTTTCATGTCGTGCTCCTTAGTCATCGTCGCCAAGCACGAAATTGCCGTGCCGGTCGTAGTAGCTCATGCCTCCGTTGGCCATGCTGCCGCCGTCGCGGTGTTCCGTTGGTAGCGGCCTATTTACGCGGTCAAAGTTTCGGAGTTCGCCGCCCGCTCGGACTCGCATTTCTGGATGTATCGCTCGATGGCTGCCGGCAGGCGCCGGGCGCAAGCGCGGGTCTCGGTGCCGCTGAGGTACCCGAGGTCCTGCGGGTATCCTTCTCCGGTGCTTTGGTAGCGCCCACGGCGATCAAAATCAGGCTCGCCATTATACAGGCAGGTCGGCTCATCCGTGCGGAGGTGCATGTTGTTGCCGTCGAACAAGCTGCTATCGAGGTCGATCTCGCACAGCAGTTTGCCGGCGACAATGGCCCCCGTGCCCTTGATGGTGACTTCCCACGACCGGTTGCTCCACTGGCTGGCGCCGGTGCAAATGCGGACGATCTTGCAGACTTCGCCAGCCTCATCCGACAGGACAACGCCTACTGGGATGGGGTCGAGAATTTCAGCGATCCTGGACCGGAGCGCTTTGAGGGAATCTTTTCTGGCCGCGATTGCGACCGTGAGCATTTCTGTAATCGTTTGGGACATATCGAGTCTCCTTTTCAGCACCATATCGAGGTGCTTTGTACATTCTCAGATTACGGCATTTCCGCGCACGAAACTATAGGGAAAATCCCCTATTTCAGTAGTTAGCGATTCCAATCCCAGAGCCATCGTGTTCGACCCCGGCGCAAATGTGCGACCAGAGGCCTTCGCGGATGTCCTCTTCATCCGGTTCGCGGTCGTAGACCGTCCGGAACATCTCTACGAGGTCGTCATGCGGCGTCTCGATATTCTCATCGTGAGACTCCACGTATTCTTGCACTTCATCGATGCTCATTATTTTCTCCTGGCCGTTGGTAGCGGCCCTGCTTACATTCTCAGAGTAGGCTATTTCCGCGCACGAAACTATAGGGAAAATCCCCTATTTCAGTAGTTAGCGATTCCAATCCCAGAACTTATGCTGGTCGAACCGCAGGCGGTTGCTGAATCGCCGATCCTCGGCCTCTTGGCGGGCGCGCTCTAATCTCGCTTGCTGATCGCGCGCGTGTCGGGTATGAATCCCGCGAGGGCGCCCATTCGGCCTGCGTATACGCTCAGCGCGCGTCATCTCAGTGCCAGTAGACCACCTGGACCACAGGCGCAGCTCCCAGGTCTGCGGCCGTGAATGCGAGTGTCTGCCCGCTGATCGTGTAGTCCGTGGGAGTCTGGAGGAGGCCATTCAGAAAGACCATCGCCGGTGGGCTGGCCGGCGGATAACTTAGCACGTACATTCCGGCAGTGGCACCCGGTACTGCCGGGAACACGTCGCGCGTCTGCTGGATTGCCGCGCACGGGGCACCCAACGCCGCCTGAAGCACGATCTGCACGTCCCGCACGTCAACCACGCCGTCGCCATTGAGGTCGCATTGCGGGGCCTGCGCGCGCAAGGGAAGGAGCAATAAAACGGCCGTCCCAGCTATGAGTCTGAGGCGGCCAAGGAGCACAGAGGAAAACACGGTCTTATTTTCGCAGAGTTTGCAACTTCGCGGCGTTCGATGCCGCAATCTTCTGCGCCGCGACCAGTTTCTGTTCGTCGCCCACGGATAGCTGTGTGGTGGCCGACGGTTGCGCGCGCGCCGCCGCGGGAGTTGCAGCCGGGAGTGCCGCGATGAATTTCGCCACGTCGGTAGCGATTGCAGCCACCTGGGCGGCGAGCGCCGAGTACTGCGTAGGCACCACCGGAGCTTCGACGCCCGCGAATAGAGCGACGATCTGCGCCGTCTTGGCGGCGTTCGTCCCGTTCCCAAGCAGGATCGTATCAGCCTGCCCGAACGCGGAATTCGCCGCGGTCGCGTAGGCCACCACCGAGTCTGTAACGGAGGCCGGAGCGTCGGCAGCGCCCGCGATCAGGGGGAAAAGCGCGGTGATGGCCTGTAGGCCGATCTGGAGATCCGCCACGATCTGGCTGGCCGTGCAGGCCACGAGCATAGCGAACACCAGCATTACGGCGAGGCCCGCCGTGAGCTGACCGCGCCTCATGCTTGCACCGCCACCGGGGTCACCGGCAAGAAGCAATTCAGCAGCATGGCCTGAAGGCCCGTCTGCCGGCCGTAGAACATGGCGGAAGCGATGCTTCCGGCCAACGCGCGGGCCAGGACCAGCGCACCATTCTCACCGATGGGCACCTCGGCCGTGATGTAGTTCACCGAACTTAGCGAGCCCGGAAGCGCGCCGGGATCGGTGTAGAAAGTAACGTAGTCTGTTGCCAGCGGCGGGAGTTTCGTCGCCGTCCCGCCAAGCTGCGCCACGATAGCCGCAGTGGCGGCATCGGATAGCGCGATAGGGGCACCGAAAGGCACGGTGACCGGCGTCGGAGAAAACGGCGTATGCGTGACGTAGTTGCCCGCGGCCCAACTGATCGGCGCCAGGAAATCGACGACAGGCACGTGGCTGTTGAAGCTATTCAGCACCGCCGCAAGAAACGTTGCGAAGCTCGGGAGCACGGGTACGACAGGACCAGGCAGGCCGTACAGGCAAGCGCCCGGGCCGAACAGGTTCGTCCCGCCGTTTGGCGCTCCCGGCTGGTAGGGCGGCAAGATCCCCTTGGCGACCAGCAGTCCATTACCCGGCCACGGGCCGCCGGCCGACGGGGCCATCACCAGGCCGCTCGCGGGGTACGTGATGTTTCCTGCAGCGTCCGTCCCGCCGATATATTGGATCGGGTCCGTGAGCTGCTGCCACGGCCAGAGGATTCCGATCTCGCCTTGATTGGGCGCGCCGCCGAGGCAAACCAGCATCACCGGATCGCCCGGCTGAATGCCTCCGCTCGAAGCGCTGCCGTAATCCACCAACTGCACCAGCTTGAATCCGAGGGAATCAACTTGCCCTGGATTCGGGTTTGGCACCACTTGAATTAACTGCATCGTTTCTCCTTTTTAAGTTTGAGTTCGGCGGCTGAACTGAGCCAGTCGCCGATGGTCTGCTCCGCGCGTGCGGCTGCCCGCTTGATGCGAATGAGGATGTCGGGGTGCAGGATGACCGAGACGCGCGCTGGCTTCACGTCGCTGAACTTTGATGGGCGTGCCATACGCTCACACGTTACCATAACGTGCGCGAGAATGAAAGAACAAAACCCCTCCTTGGGATGCTTGTGCAACCCCTTCCTGGTTCTCAGGTCTTTCGCAACAGCCGCATCTCGCATTCAGTTCTGCCCTGCCGCATCCCATATTTCGGCAGGGCTCGGGCTCTTTGGCCTCAGTCTGCCTCTGAGGCGGCCCCGCTCTGCCGCTTGGCTTGGGATTCCGAATGCTCGATGCTGGCAACTGGCTGCAACGGTGTGCAAGTAACGCTTGTGCCAAAGGTCCGCTGCGCGCGGCGCAAGACACCCGCCGCACCTCGATATTCGCGAACGGAGATCGGGTGCATGATGTCGGCCTCGAATTGGCTGGGCTTTTTCATCCCTCTCTGAAAGGTAGCGGAGGTGTTCAGAGCACCCCCGCCGTAGGTTTCCTTTTGCCCTGGATCGCGACTTCCAGGACGATTCCAGCATACCATATCGTACGCCGGAATGGAATTATTTCGCCAGGCCGTAGACGCGCACCGTGCCGCTTGCGATGTTGCCGCTCGAGAACAGGATGCGAAATGCGTTGATCGCCGCGGCGACGTAATAGAATCCTCCACCAGTCACCACCAGACAATAGCCCGTCGTATCGTAATAGACAGTCTCTCCACGGATCAATGTGGCGACGCCCCCCAGCGGATTGAACATCTGATATGACCCGCAGATTCCGGCAAAGGTGGCGGAATTCGACGCCTCGGAGCCGCCGCCGGTCAGGCAAAACTTGCTGTCTGACACGTTGCCATGAACGCTCGATCCGGCACTGATGAACCCGTAAGACGCCCACGAGTAGTGGCTGGTGGAATCGTAGGTGCTTCCGCCGTTACTTGACACCTGAAGGTCCAGATCCACGCCATTGCTCGCGGGAAGTACGTTCACAAACTCAAGTAGGTAATTGTCGTAAGCGCTCGTGATGCACACCGTGAAATCCAGTTCCGCCGAGGCGCTGGCGGTGTGCTGCTCCAAGAGCACCAAGCCGCCACCACCTCCCCCGCCGGCCGCCCACTTCACCCCGAGCGTCTGAGTGCTGTCTGCCGTGAGCACCTGCCCGTTGCTGCCGACTGGAATTCGATTTGGCGCGGTATCGTAGCCGTACACGTCGCCCTTCGTCGTGAGCGGCGAACTTCCGCCGCCGCCCGCTGCCCACTTGAGGCCCAAGGCTTGCGTCGAGTCCGCGGTGAGCACCTGGCCGTTGGAGCCAATCGGGATGCGATCCGGCGCGGTGTCGTAGCCCTGCAAGTCGCCTTTCGTCGTGACGCTTCCGGCGGGCGCGGGCTGCCACGTGGGCGCCGCAGACGCGCTGCCCGTGCCGGTCTGGCTCAGATACTTCGGCGTCGTCGTTGTATTGCCTGAGAGACCCTGGACCGTGCCACCGACGCCGCCATAGATCATGTCGCCCAGCGCAACCATCTCCGCGCTTGATTCGATATCGTTTCCGCCGCCGCCTACGATGATCTTGCTGAGCGTGAGAGGCCCGCTTACGTGAGTGACAGTGCCGGTCGGGTTGACTGCCACGTTCGTGGTCTGCGCGGGCGGCGCCGGCGCGGTGACCTTGAATGCCACGCAAACGACGGACTGAATGGGATTCGTCGGATCGCCGCCGATAAGCGATGTCGCGAACGCGCCTGGTGTCGATTGCTTGCCGAAGCACACGGCGAGTCCCTGTCCTCCGGGAGAATCGGTGCTGTTCGCGACCAATACCTCTGGCGGCGTTACGCTGGGCGGCACTCCACCGAGAGGGCCCGGCCCTACGCCGCCCCATTGCGCACTGACGATCAGATCGCCACTCGCCGTCAGAGTGAGTGCCGGGGGTGCTGGCTGCGCGCCGGAGCCATCGCTCGCGCCCGTCACGTCCACGGCATTCACGCCCGGCCCGAAATTCGTGACGATGCCGGTCTGCGATGTAGATCCACTCGCCGCCGCCGTGATGGTGCAAGAGCCAGCCGCTCCAGAGATTGTCCAGGCGCAGCCGACCCCCAGACCGCCGCTCTGCGAATGGAACAGCGCAGTGTTCCACGTATTGCCGAGAGAATCGGTGATCGCTCCCAAGCTGTACGATCCGCCGTAGGTGTGGCCGCCAAAGAATGCGATCAGCACATCTCCCACCGCGACGGCGGCTGGGAGCGTGGCCGTGAGGTTTCCGGACCCGGTTGAGGCCAGAACGTAGTCCTCGGCCGTCACATTGGCGCTGGTGATCGGCACGGTCGGAGTCAGCAGCGCGAACGTGCCAGAACTGCGATTAATGAACTGGACAAGCGCCGTGATCTGATTCCCGATGTTAGCTCCGCCGAATGCCGTGTAGTCCCACTGGATGATATTACTATTGGTCGTCATCTTGATTGTTGCAATCAAGTAAGACCCAGAGATCCCGGCGCGCGGGAATGTGATGCTCTGCATCTGGCCTGTATGCAAGCCGGGACGCAGAGTAGACGCACTTACTGTTGTCGCTGGGTCTCCGTACTCTGTGACGTAAGCCTCCGCGACCGTGAGTAAGTCGGCGGGCATGATCGGAACACTGATCGAGGTGGAGTAATCGTACTCTCCTGACGTTCCCTCGATCTGGTTACGCGCGAGAAGACTGCCTTCATTCGGAGCTTGCGCCACGCCTGCGGTCTCGAGATCGTAGGCCACCACGAGCACGTCAGTTGCGGCCAGCACTGTGCCGCCGGAGTCCTGCGTGAGAGTCGTCGATCCCTGCGACCAGTACCAGTTGTCTCCAGAGTCCACGCCCAGCACGCCAACGGTCTGCGCGAGGCCGTTTAGGGTGATGACCGGGGCCGCGCCCACGCTCTGCGGCAGGTTGAACGTGCGCGAAGTCCCGTCGCCGTTGATCGTGGCATTGAGCGCGTTGAGCAAGGTGTTTTGGCCAATTGCGTACGCAAAATTCGCCATCTGGTTGTGAGTCTGCTGGATGCTCACCTGGAGAGGCGTATCACCGGCCAGAAGGTCCGTGCCGTCCGCCACGTTCCATGGCGCATTGGCCGCATTGTACGGGGCGAGAATGAAAGTGCGCCACACGTCGGTAGTCCAATACCAGGCCTGCGTGGAGGTGGTGACAAGCTGGACGATCTGGTCGAGCAGTTGGCCGACGTTCGCGCCCGTCGCCGCGGCAAGGTTGATCGCGGGCGCGGCTGTGGTGCTCACGTCCACGCCGTCGTTCGAAAGGTAGGTGAGTACGACCTTGGCAAATACGATGTCTCCGGCTACGCCCGTGAATGTCTCGGGCAAAGTGGGCGGAACGACGCGCCGCATGGCGAGACCCGCCCACGAGCAGCACGTGCAGACCCAGGAGTAGACATCGGGATAGCCGGGGTAATTGGCGACCGTGCAAGTGTCGATGTAGCCGCCGAAGATGTCTCCCACGGCGGAATCCGTGCTCACGAGGTAGACGGGCTGGCCCATGGCAATCGTCGTAAATCGCGCGATGTAATCGTTATCGACGCCGAGCACCGTGAAGCTCAACGTGTCGCGCGTCCCGGGCGCGATGCTCGAATCATATTCGATGCCACTTCCGACACTGGCCACGTCGGAGGCGAACAGGCAGCGGCGGTAACATATGACCGTGCAGAACCCCGTATTGTAAATCGAGGTCGTGGGCGCCGCCGCGAGTGTGACTTCAGTCGGCGAGATGTAAGCCGCGATGACCGTGTGAAACAGAGCGCCCTGGACGAACCACGGCGCGGGCATGTAGGGATTGACCGGGCCTCCGCCGGAGATGGCAATAGGACAGCCGACATCGGCCGGAGTGAACGTCGTGGCCGCCGACTGGCCCGGCAGTTGCGAGAACACCACGTTCTTGAGATCGGTCGAGCCGGCCGTCGCCTGGCCGACCGCGCACGACCCGATGTAGAGTTCGAGCGAATCCGCGCGAACGGTGGGTATGAATCCGACTGACATTAGAATCTTGCTCCTGAGGCGCGCAACGTCTGGACCAGCGCCTGGGTCATTCCGGCCTGGACCGCGTTGCTTATGGTCGTAGGATTCGAGTTTCCGAAATTGGAGCCGCTGAGATCGATATGGGCTGTCACGTTCACGCCGCCTGTAGAAGTTGTACTTGTCGATGGAGGATAAACGGCCGGCGGCGCGCTCGATCCAGTTCCAGCGCCGCCTCCCGTGCTGGGGATGGCATTCACGAGCGCCCAGAATTGATCCGCAGTTCCCCCGAGGCTCTCGTATGCTGCAAGTTGCAGGTTTGCCGGATACTCCAGATTGGCCACCGCGGGGTTCACGCCGGTACCGCTTCCCCCGCCTGGGCGCGGCAGTGTTCCCGTGCCAGTCCCGGTTCCAGTTACCGTTCCGGTTGATCCAGTCCCGGTCCCGCCCCCGCCAGTGGCAACGATCCCTCCGGTACGGATAGCCGAATCCGTGTCCTGCACATCGGCATCAATTATTCCCAGCCACGCGATGACATCTCCCAGGAGCGGCAAGTAGGTTTGGATCGTCGCCAACTCAGTGTTGGAATCGATCAACATGTTGTCGAGCGTCGCCACCATGTAGCCGCTGTTCTCGAATTCCGGCCATTGGATATTCTGCTGAGTCTGCGTGTTCAGGATGTAGTCGTACCGGGTGTTCTGCTCGATCTCTCCCAGGATATTATCGGTGTGAATATTCTGAATGATTCCGATTATCGAACCAATTGCACTGACGATACTCGCGATGGCTGAAACGGTCGAGAGTGCCGTGCTCGTGACAGCGTCTCCGGCATCACTGGCCGCGTCGCTCATCGCCGATCCAGCTTGGCCCGCCACGTCGGTGACAGAGCTTGCCGCCGTGCTGGCCACGCCAGTGATCGAGTTTACCGCCGTGCCTGCCGCGGTGGTGGCCGTCCCCGCAGCGCTCACCGCCGCCGAGCCTACGCCAGTCAGCGAGCCAATAACGCTCGTGATGGCGTCCCCGAGCGCCTTGAATGCCACGCCAATAACTTGATCCAGGATTTCTTTTTCGATGTCTTGTAACATCGACATAAAGATGTCGTGGAAGCTTTCCCCTTGGACAATCCCGTTTGCCAGATCGTTCCCCATCGTCTGGAATCCGGAGTGAATCCCGCTCATGACCGCGTTGTACTCGTTGCCCCATAGTTGCGACTGATCCATCAACGCTTGCTGGGCGTTCTTCATGTTCGTTTGGGCGACGATAAACGCCGTTGCGTCCGTGCCTTGCTGCCCGGCCAGCTTTATCTCAGCGTTCAGGACGTTCTCGGTCTGGGCGGCAATCTGAGCCTGAGATGCGCCTTCATTCACGAGCAGACCTAGATAGATTTGCTGCTCTTGGACATACTGCGGCATGTCCACTGTGGCCAGCTTGCTTACCGCGCCGCTGACATGTTCCCACCCGGTTGTTACGGCGTCCAGGGTGAGGTTAGAAGCTTGGCCCAGGTCATTGAATCCCTGGATGACGTTGTGGACGGCATCGCCATCCGCAGTCGTCTTAATGCCCATCTCGTTGAACGCGTCAGCCACCGAATAGACGGCCGGCGTAATCGGGTCTATCGTCGGCTCCCATTGCTGGAGATTCGCCAAGATGGGATAAAGGGCCGCGCCCAGGCCGTTGGCGGCGCCCGATGAATTGTTGAGCATCGTGCTCGGGTCCGGGGCCGCCGCCACAAGAGCGTTCCACTGTTTTTGCGACGTGCCGGCTGCCGTCGCGGCCTTGTCATAGTTAGCTTGGGCAGTAATCAGGTGATTGAGCGCGCCTACGTAATCGGTGCCGTTTTGGTTCGCCGTGTTGTAGTCGACTGCGGCCTCCTCTAACGCCGACTGCGCCAACCCGAGGTCAAGGGTTAGCTGCTCCTGTTTGGCGCTCGCGGCTTCCGCGGATGCACTCACCAGGTCCATGCCGCCCTGCGCCGCGGTCAGGGGTGGGATGAAATCCGTAAGCGGGCCAATAGGTATTGCCGCCTGGAATTTAGTCAGGGTGATTCCGGCGGCGCCGGCGGCTTGTTCGAGCCCCGAGTAGGCGACCGCCACATCATGCGCCGTAGCCGCCTGCCCGTTCAGGATCGGCGTGCCATTTTGCATCGATGCATTCATGGCGTCGTAAACGGCCTTGGCATTCTGATAGGCGTCCGTCTGCGAATTGGCCGACGTCACGACCTTGTTGATGCCATCCGTCACGGCTGCGGAGAAAGCCGGAGCCTCCGCGCTCATCCCAAAAAGCGTTCTTAAGCTTGCGGTGCTCAGATTCAGGCCGGAGTTAAAAGGCGCCCAACCATCGGCGACAGACTCCATTCCCTCAACCGCAATACGCTTCATCGCCGCATTGATGGAGTCCATGGAAGTCGCGTACTGCTGAGCGGAAATTACGCCATTGTCCATCCCCGTCTTTAGGCGCGCCGCCGCCGCTTGCAGATCGTCGCTGGAGATCGCGGCGGTCTTTAGGCCGTCGTTCGCACGTTGGAGCCAGCCGGCGATATCCGTCTGGGTCATCAGACCCGTACTCGCCTGTGCGGATTTGATGGAATTGTTCAGGTCAAAGAATCCGAATCCGGCCGCAGCGAGGCCGCTCACCAGCGTTACGCCAAACGCTGCCGCCAAGCCGATCCCGGTAAGCTGCAGGACGCCAACGCTCGCCTCAGAGACGACGGCGGCTTCCCCCAGGCCAGCAGTCGCGGCTGTAGCGGTAGTGATTCCTGGCGCTGCCGCAGTCGCCGCCGCGCCCATCGTAGTCGTAGCGCCGGCCGCTGCCAACTCTTCATTCGTCGCGATAGCTGCCTGCGAACCGAACATAGCCACCAGCCCGGTGATCGCAGGAAGAATAGTTTGCAGGCCAGATAATGCCAGACCTCCGGCTGCGAGTGCGCCAGTTAGCGGTACGAGAGCCGCGGTCGCGATTGCGACCCCGACTGCCAGATCCTTGACCGGTCCAGGCAATTCGTTGAAGGCCGCGGCGGCACTTTCAATCCATGGCACGATATCGGTCTTGGTGAAGTCGAGCAGATCCGAAATCACCGGGAGCAGAGCTTGGCCCACTTGCACCATTACTTGCTCCCAGGCATTCGCCAGCTGCTGCCACTGGCCGCCGAAGGTCTGCTCAGCAACTTGCTGTGCCACGCCGCCAAGTCCCTGGAACGCGATCTGCAAGGCCGTTACGCGGTCCGACTGATCCATCGTTTTAAAAACGTTGGTCAGATTAATGGAAGTCGCGTCGAGTTGAGGATTGACCTGGTTAACTGCATTTGCCAAGTCCTGCATGGTGAGCCCTAGGCTCCCTATACTGCGCTGCATCACCACGCCGTTAGCGGCCATGTTCGTAAACATGCGGGATGCGGAATCGATGTCCGTACCCATGAGCACCGCGCCGTTGGCGACCGTGCCGAGCAGCGACACTACATCCGCGCCCGGCCCGAGCAACTGCTGCATGCGCGTGGCAGCCTGTTGGAGCGCCGGCAGAGAGAGACCATCTTGCATGCCGAGCGCATCGAGGCCTTGCAGCGTTTCTTCCGCCTTGCTGGCACTCCCGGTGATAGTGGTTAGGGCGATACTCGCGCGTGTGACGTTGTCGCTGGCTTCGAGAGCTGCTGCGCCAAACTCCTTCATCCCATCCGTGATTGCGAGCGCTTCACCCACCGCAAGAAGTTGCTCGGCCATGCCCGACAATCCGCCCTCGGCCTCTTGCGCCCCTGAAGCCACTTCGCGCGCGCCGGCCGCCGCGGCGGGCATTGCATCGCCAGCACCCCCAACCGCGCCTCCAGCATCTCCAGCAGACCCAGCAAGCCCATCGAGCGCGGATGCTGCACCGCCTGCACCGTCAGTCACATCGGGGAACGCCCCGCTAATCCGCATAGTTGCTTCGGCGAGGCTTTCGTCTTGCCCTACAGTAGAAGCCGCCTGGGAAGCGAAGTTCCCAATCGCCGCCGCCGCATCGTCCGCCGCGGGTGTGATGGGAGCGAGCGAATCCGCGATCTGCTTACCCACATCCGCGCCAGCCGCCGCCCCATCCGCGAGAGCGTTCGCAATATCTGTCCCGGCGGTCTGGGACATGCTCTGCGCCGTGCTGTATGCCGCTGCGAGCGGAGAATAATCCGCATCGATGCTGACATTCATTCCGCCGATATTCTCGCCGCCGGGTGACATTACCGCCTCCCTACCAATCGCAATTTACGGTTCTGCACGCTGAGATTGTGCGCGCGGAGTTGTTTCCCGCGGATGTAGCGTTCTTTCTCCGCGATCTCAAACTGTTGCGCCGGAGTGAGTTCCGGCTTGATCCCGCGCGCCTCTTGATGGACCGCGCGCAGGGCGTAGTACTCGCGCGGCGTCAGGCGCCAGAAGGCGTCCGACGAAAGCCCCAGGCCATCGGGAGCAGTCCCGAAAGCCCAGAGCTTCAGCCAGTAGGCTTCGTCTAGCTTGCCAGGGCCACCGGAGGAGTCACCACCTGGATGTTCCTCCGCAACTCCTCCGCAGCTTTTCCCATTGCGCGCCCCAGTGCGACCTCGATCTCGCCCCATTGGTCAAGCTCGATTCGCGCGGCCCAGTGCGCGGCGTCGGGCGCCTTAGACGGATCGGGCGCGTTCTCCGCAACCGCATCCGCGAACATCTGAAGGCGGTTAGCGAGGTAGCCGGGCGTGCTCGATGCCATCGGCTGGAGGATGACGCCGTGCAGACTCATCAGGTATTGAGCGAGAAAGCTGAAGCGGACAGTTAGCTCCTGTCCGTCAATCGTGACGGTCGGATAGTCAATTCCTGTCATGTTACACCGCCAAGATGGAATCGTCGATGCTTACCGTGATGGCCGCGCTAAGCTCTTTGCCGATGTCGGCTTTGGGGGTGAACTTCGACAGATACGCCGAGAAGTACCATTTCTTGAGGCCACCGGCCCACGAAATATACCAGGACCGCAACACGGGCGGTGCCGTGACAGCGAGTTCGAACAGCTCGTCATCGTCGGTCTGGCCGGGGATCCACATCAGCGTGGCGGTCAAATCTCCGGATTTGAGCAGCGTGCCGAGTTGGCGGTGCGCGGTGCTCTCCTGGTTGGACACGTCAGTCATGTCGATGGCGACACCGGCAAAGTCGATGTTGCCGAGGCGGCCGATATTGGCCCCGAACACGGACGGGCTGGCGTCGGTGCCGAGGAAAAGCAGGGTATCTGCTGATGCTTCGGCGGGTACGGGTAAAGCTGGCATTATGCTATCTCCTGTTTTTGTTGGTGCACGGGTTTCCGCTTAGATGTTCATGTTGTTCCAAATCCGCCAATCGGCGGACCAGGAAAATATCTCCACTTCGACCTGGTACTCGATCCCAGATCGTTGCGAGAGAAGAAAGTTAGCAAACTGAGTTGGCGTCGATGGCGGCGAAGCAAACTGCGCGCTGCTCATCAGATCGACACCCGCAATGAAAGAGCACAGGTCGTTCAGCACGTCGCGCGCGCGATCCTGACTCTTATCCAGCACGTCGAATTGAAGTCGTACCTGCTCAGCCTGGGTGATTCCTTCCTGGGCGTACAGATAGATGGCACTGACGCGCCGCACGCGCACGCAGGAGCCTTTGGCGATATAGCCCTGCAGTACTCTGCGTTGATACCACTGCTT